CTTATGTATCAGAACGGTTCTTCCAAGCAAACGATTGAGAGTGTTCCCATGACGAGTTCCTTGATAGGCATGAAAGATGAAGGGATTACTGTTACAGCCACAATCCACAATGGAGTTTTCTACGGACAGGTGGGTTCCAACGTGTACATCCAGCGTTCATTGTCCACACCGACAGCAGGAGCATACGGTGTGTATGTCGAAGGAGGCAGGATGAGGCTGTACAACTTCTCAATACAAACAACTGACAGGTATGAACCTATGGAGAAATTGGCAGTAGTGATTGACGGACAGCGTTACACCTTTGGAGAAGTAGAGCGTACTGTAGAGTACGACAAGTTTGGGTATCTCATATATTCTGGACTTGACCCAGAAAGTACAGAGGTTGAACCACACCCATGGGATTTAGACTACAGGCATTCGCCAATAGCGACCGTGCCAGCATGGCAAGGAAACAAGGAAATTGAACTAGAATTCATTGATGCTGGTATCTGGGCAAGGACAGTATATATTGGAGACTCTGAAGGTTTCTCAATAGCATGGAATGGTGATGCCCAAGCCTTGATGAAGACAGCAGACATCATTAGAGCTTATAATATCAAGGGTATAGGCATGTGGACACTAGGTCAGGAGGACACGACGGTATTTGGCTACTTGCCTGATGCTGACAGGTAAGGAGGATGGTTACTCTATGAGGAGTGGAGAACAATGGTATTCTAACAAAGACCTATTTGAAATGCTTAATGGGTTGAGGATGGACTTGGTTGAGACCCAATCTCAGATGAAGAAATACAATGACTTGAGAGCGACGTTGAACAACGTGATGAAGTCACAAGAAACACTCACTAAGCTGGTTAACCAGACAATTGACAAGGTTAATGACATGGATGCAGCCAGGAACTCAAGACGACAGACCTACAAAGACGCAAAAGACATAATCTTATTAGTGATAGCAGTAGCAGGGTGGTTACTAACACTAATAGGGTTCTTTCTCAAATAATCGGATAAACTAAATTGGAGGTGATTATATGAGCAAGAAGGTTATGATTGACCCAGGGCATGCACCTGGGAACATTAACCGTGGGCCAACAGGATACTACGAGTACCAGGGAATGTGGAAACTCTCCAACTACCTGAAGGAAGAGCTGACCAAGAGGGGTGTACAAGCAGACCTGACTAGGACAGAGAACCAAGACCCAAGCCTGTCCGAGAGGGGTAAGAAGTCCAAAGGTTATGACATGTTTATCAGCGAACACAGCAATGCCCACAATGGCAAGGCAAGGGGTGTGGAGGTGTACTACTCACTACAGAGACCTGGAGATAAGGTTCATGCACAGACACTGTCAAAAGCTATCTCCACTGTGATGAACAATCCTGACAGGGGTGCAAAAACAAGAGAATATCCTAACAAGCCTGGAGTTGACTACTATGGAGTAATCAGGGCTGCAGTCAGTGTTGGTTGTCCTCATATATTCCTGGTGGAGAATGGGTTTCATGACAATCCCCAAGATGAGGCATGGCTGAAGCAGGACAGCAACTTAAGGAAATTGGCACAGGTACAGGCTGACGTTATCTGTAACATCTTAGGGGCTAAGCCACAACCACAACCACCGAGTGATGGAGAGACCTTATACCGTGTTCAGGTGGGAGCCTTCAAGAACAAGGAGTATGCTGACAATATGTACAACAAGCTGAAGACAGACGGTTATGACACCTACATGGTAATAGCAGATGGTTTCTATAAGGTGCAGACTGGTGCCTTTAAGAACAGGCAGAATGCTGACAATCTGGCAAACAAGCTTAAGAAGGCAGGTTATGATGTTTATGTCACAACCATGCATGTCGATGACCTTATCAAGCAGTAAGAAGGAGGTGAGAAGGTATGGTAGAGGTGCTACAATTCATAGGTTCATGGTGGGGTTTGCTTATCGTAGTGTTGTTCCTGGTAGGTTATGCAATTTACGACTGGGGGAAGGCTAGAAAGCTTATTGCTTCTATGATATTCCATGCTGAAGAGAGAGCCAGGGAATTGGTGCTGGAGAACGGAGAGGCAAAGTTCAACTGGGTTAAAGAGAACACATACCCAATGCTACCTAAGTGGATAAGGTTCTTCCTGACAGAAGATATGTACGAGGCCTTGATACAAAAAGTGTTCGACGAACTCAAGGGATGGGCTACCACCAGACCGTTACCAAAAGAGTAGAAAAATTTTCAGGGAGGGGGTTGTAAAACACTCTCCCTGATATAATGTAAGTGAAAGGAGAGGTGATGCCTATATGGCAAATAAAATCTTAGTTAACAAAAGTGGAAAAGCTTGTCCAGTGTATGACAGACCTGGTTGGGCGGACATTGAGAACTTGACTAGGATTGGCACAATCTATGACAGGGAAGTGTATGGTTATGACGAGGGGTGGGGTGGAGACGGTGTGTTCAATGCAATCGTTTTCAGAAACTCTAGTGGGCAATTAGCATATGGGTTCCTTGACCCAAGTGTAGTTAAACAGAACTGGAAAGTCATGACTCCTATCACAGATTACCCTTACGGCACAGTTACTATTGATGGCAAGACCTTCTACACCTTTAAGTTCAGACGTAAAGAGAGCGTGTACAAGGCAGACGGTTCTTACTGGGGTGCAGTTGCATCTGGTATGAGAATTGCCTGCAGTTCAGCATTAGCTGGAGCGTCTAATCCTCACTGGAAGGGTGTCAACTATGTAGAGCGTAGCACTGACAGAGCTTGGATTAAGGTAACAGGAGCAGGGTATGATTATGGGTTTGTTAACATTGGCTTGGAAGACGGTTCCATGCCTACCAACATCTCCATGTATGGCACCTGGTAATAACTGACTGAGAGATAATAAAGGTTCCTCTTTATAAGAGGGGCCTTTATTTTTGTGTTTTCATTCAAGGTGATTCACCTTGTTTCACCTTGAATCAAGGTGAATCAAGGTGAAACAAGGTGAAAATTTCACTGTGTTTCACCTTGAATCAAGGTGAATCAAGGTGAAACAAGGTGAATGATATCCCATTTTTTGGCTGTGATAACCTTCTTTCAGGTGTCTAATACACAAAAAATCGGTTTCAAAAGATAAAAATAATTGCTATAATGCCTGGTATTACTGGGCTACATGGAAAGTCGGCTTAAAACCAAAAATCTTCCTCCCCACCTGAAAATGGGTTTGGGGTAAATTTTTTCACGGTGAATGAAAATATTTTTGGAAAGCGTTTTTACTGGGAGGATGAAATTTCAAATCATGCCGATTTTTTATGTCAACATGGAATTAAATTTGCCAGACGGTACATAATAATAGTGAACAGGGGAGTGAGATTCCCAAGGTTCTACCAAAAGGTAGGTTTTAAAGAAAGTTTGAAAAAGTTTGAAAAAGTCTGAAAAAGTTAGCACAATGAAGCAGGTATATGAATATGGCAGATAAACAGTGAAAACGAGTTGTTAATGGATGTGCTTCCAAACCGATTTCAGAGTATAATTAGATTAACAACAAGGCGATAGCCTAGAACCAAATAATAAGGAGGAAATCAGGATGAAAAAGAACACAGGCTTCAACAACCAGAGGACATTCGGAGTGGAGATTGAGTTTTTCTTAGGCAGAACCAACAGACGTGGGGCACACGCAGAGGAAGTTGCCCAGGCAGTGAGAGAACAAGGAATAGAGTGTTACGTAGAAAGTTACAACCACATAACCAGACCACACTGGAAGATAGTTACCGACAGCAGTGTAAGTTATGAAGGACTTGAGATTGTGAGTCCACCTCTCAAAGGACAAGACGGTTTGAATCAACTTAAGAAAGTTCTCGAGGCCCTTAACAAGGCAGGAGCAAAGGTTGACAGAAGTTGTGGAGTTCACGTTCACCACGACGCAAACGACTTCACACTGAGAACATTCAAAAATCTATACGGTTTGTATGCTAGATTCGAAGATTGCATAGACGAATTGGTAGTCAAGAGCAGACGTGGGAATGACAACAGATACTGTCAGAGTCCACGAACAAACCTAGAGCAACTGCAGAATGCCAAGAGCGTTGACGAGATAATCGACAGGGTATATCCAAGCAGATACATCAAGTTGAATTGCCAGAGCTTCAGAAGACACGGAACAATCGAATTCAGACAGCACGGTGGAAGTACAGAGTACCAGAAAATCTTGAGCTGGATAGTGTTCACTCAGATGATGGTTGAGAGAGCTGTCAACGGAACAATCCAACTGAAGAAAGGTGCAACCGACTGGTTCAACTTCAAGAAAGTTATCAGAGCATACGGTTGGATGGGAGCCGACGAATTGCAGCAGGAGGCAATCAGCTACCTGAACAAGAGACGTCAGGAACTGGCTAAGAAATACAACCTGACTTTAGCAAGCTAACAGCCGAAACTCCCCCAGGTGGGGAGTCTGGTGGGGATTGCCTCCCACCACTGATGATGGCAGGCAACTGAACTTTGAAAAGGAGTGATGTAGATGATTAAGATTATCTGTGAAGACGGTGCTAGGTTTGAGGCCGAGACTTACGAAGACCTGGTGTCAGCAATGAAGCTTGACATGTGGTTGCCACAGAGCCAAGATGAATACATGGCAGGAGTAGCAAGACGTTGTGAGGTGTGGGATGGCAGCAAGATACAATACAGCAATGCCAAAGAGTTCATTCATGAGTTGCTGAGAGTTGGAGTTATTAAAATGATGACAGGAGGTGAATAAGATGTGTACACTGAAAGTGTATAACAAGGCTGAAACGGAAATGCTGCAAGTCAGGATTTACATCAAGCAATGGTTCGCAAGAAAGATAGGCACACCTAGAGAGCTGCAGGTAACAATCAAGCATGAGACAGAAAAAGCTTACCTAATAAAAGGGCATGCATTAGCTACACCAACTAGCACCTGCAGACATTGTGGAAGACGATTGACCCACCCAGTGAGTGTGTTGTACGGAATTGGACCAGAATGTGGCAAGCACTACCATATCCCACAGCACCCAGAAGACGTTGAGGCAATCAGAAAGATGATTGAGCAGATTGAGTATGAAGGATGGATACCTAAGAGTGCAATGGAAGTTTTTGAGGAAGTTGGAATTTAATCTTACCGTTAGGATATAATGATACCAAGAGGTAGGTTTTGAAGAAAGTTTGAAAAAGTCTGAAAAGATTAGCATTAAGGAGGTGGACACGTGAACATGGCAGGTAAACAACGAAAACGAGCTTTTTACAGATGTGACTTCAAACCGACTTTCAGGTAAAATTAGACTAACGACAGGGCAACATCCCAAAACCAAATAATAAGGAGGAAATCAGAAAATGATGTATGGATTAAGGTGGACAGAGACCGACCGTAACGACCAGATTGTAACCAAGGAGAAGGATTTTAAGACAGAAAAGCAGCGTGCAAAGTTCATAGCTAAGCTTGAGGAAAAGGGTAACTTCATCGAAGTGGTGGCTTACTCTGACCCAGAGCCTGCACCTGCACCTGCACCTGCACCTGCACCTGCTACCAAGACCAGTGGAGTGTTCAAGGTAGTGACAGACCGTAACCTAGACTTTTATTATGTAGGTGCCAGCAGTCAAATTGAGATAGCCTTCAGAGACTACATGAACTGGGTAACCAAAGGTAAGGCACCGAAAGCAATCCAAGAGGAAGCAGACAGACACAACCGTAACCCTGAGATTTTCAGGTTTGAGGTTTTGGAAGAGATGGAAGGCAGCAGAGCAGAACTGAACGAACGTAAGAAGGAGTGGATTGAGAGATTAGCTAACAACCAGCCTGAACCTGAAACAGAACAGGAACTCACTATTGAGGAACGTAACAGACTCATTCTTGAGAGACTGGCAGAAGGCAAGAGCGTTACCGAGGTTGCAGAAGAGTTTGGGATTAGTAAGTCAACAGTGTACAACGTCAGGAATTCCCAATAAGATGTCGAAACCACCTGCTGGTGGATGCTGGCAGGTGGTAGCTGGGAGATGACCTACCCAGCCTGATGATGACAAGTCAGAAGGAGGAATGAGGATGATATATTTTGCATACGGTAGCAACCTGCACCTGGAGCAAATGCTGAGACGTTGCCCAGACGCAGAGCCACTGACACAAGCTATCCTGTATGGTTACCGACTCACGTACAGAAGAGGAGTTGCTACAGTTGAGAAAGCAGATAAGAAAGACCGAGTGTACGGAGCATTGTACAGGATTAGCAAGAGAGACCTGAAGACACTGGATACATACGAGGGGTATCCCAGAGTGTATTACCGAGACACCGTACAGGTGGAAGCCAGAGGAATGGGTTCGGTACGTGCTATAACGTACAAGATGCACAAACACTTTGAGTTTAGCTTACCAAGAGCTGGATATTATGAAATTATCCAGGAGGGATACCGAAACTGGGGTTTACCCATGGACTCACTGGAAATGTCACTTGAAAATTTGGGTTCTGTTGGGTTATCAATAGGTAGGTAGGGATATTACCCTTCTGAAAATCCACAAGTTCCTTGGAAATTGAATATTATAAAGGGGGAAATTATTGTGAGGATATTTGAAGAGAACATACGCATGGCATATCATATTGCTTCTCAGTTTACACCAAACACAATCGTTGACATGGATGATATCAAGCAACTTGCACTTATAGGATTATACAAAGCAAGCCAAAATTATAAGGACAGTTTAGGGTTTACATTCAGCACTTATGCCTATAAGGTTATGAGGAATGAGATACTTAAAGAACTCTCAAAACACAACATCTGTGACAGTATAGATGAGATAGAATATGATGTGGCTGATGAGAGTTGCAATCCAGAAGAGGAATACATTGGCAGTCTCCAAAGGTTCAGTTCAGTTCTGACAAACCAAGAACACGAGGTTGTGTCATTAACCGTACAGGGTTATTCTCAGAAAGAGATATCCTTGAGGTTGAACCTGTCACAGTCACAGATAAGCAGGATATTCATCAAGGCTAAGAAGAAGATTAAAGAGGTGTTGGAAGATGGCTGTGTTGCTAATGTGGGATAATAAATTGGCACTAAAATGTGCCTTTGAAGAGAAAGAACTTGCTAAGTCAGTTCCAGGCTGGAAATGGAATGGGCAGATGAAAGTTTGGGAATACCCAATTGAGAAGGAAACGGTTGACCAGTTAGTGTCAACCTTTCCTAACCTTAAAGTGGCACCTGATGTTAAGGAACACGTTAAACGTATCGAGCGTAATAGGATGAAGTTGTTGGAGTTGAAGGAAATTAAAGACGTTGACATCAACGTTCCGTTTGCCGACAAGCTTAGAAACTACCAGAGAGTGGGAGCTAACTTCTTGAGCACAACTGGCAAGTGCATTCTGGCAGATGACATGGGTACAGGTAAGACGTTACAGACAATTACAGCATGTGAGGAGCTTGGAGCCAAGAGAGTGTTGGTTGTTTGTCCGAATAGTTTGAAGTGGAACTGGCATGACGAGGTTGGTAAGTGGACTGACAGCAAGGCAGTGGTGGTTGACGGAACCAGAGCCAAACGTGAGAAGGCTATCGAGGAGTTCGACGGGAAATACCTGATAATCAACTACGAGTCAATGAGATTGCACGAGGAACTGCAGAAAATGCACTGGGATGTGTTGGTGCTGGACGAGGCACACAAGATTAAAAATAGGAAGGCCCAACAGACCAAGGCTGTTAACAAGATTAAAGCCGACCGTATATTCCTGTTAACAGGTACTCCAATGCTGAACAGACCTGATGAGTTGTGGAGCCTGCTGCACAGACTATATCCTGACAAGTTCAGGAGCTACTGGAGGTTTGTGGAGAGGTACTGCACTATAACCGACAATGGTTGGGGTAAGGAGATAGGTATGGGTACACCAGAACAGCAGGAGGAACTCAAGAGACTGTTGGCACCTATTATGCTTAGACGAACTAAGAAAGAGGTTCTTACCGAATTGCCTGACAAGATACACCAAAGGTTCCTGGTAGAGCTTACAGGCAAGCAAGCTAAGATTTATAAGAGCATGGAGCGTGATGCCATAGCTACACTGTCAAACGGAGAGACCATTGCAGCACCAGTGGTGATTGCACAGATTACCAGATTGAGACAGATTGCCGTATCTACACAGTTGCTGTCAGATGAGGTTGCCGAGAGTGCCAAGTTTGAGGCATTAATGGAGCTGATACAGGACAATATAGCTGGACATAAGATAGTGGTATTCAGTCAGTTCCGCAGAGCAATAGAACTGTTCAGCAAGCAACTGGATGAAGCAGGTATCAAATGGGTTGCTGTTACAGGTGCAGTCAAGCAAGAAGACAGACACCAGGCTACAAAAGATTTCCAGGAGAAGGACGACGTGAGGGTGATGCTTGCAACTATCGAAGCAGCAGCACATGGACTAACCTGGACTGCAGCAGACATTGCCATATTCCTTGACAGGCACTGGACACCTGCAATCAATGCACAGGCTGAAGACCGTTTGCACAGGATGGGGCAGAAGAACAGCGTAACCATTGTAAACATGGTGGCACGTGGAACCGTAGAGGAATACATTGAGAAGTTACTGGAAGCGAAAGGGGAGAGCTTTGATGCAATAGTTAATGGGCAACTGACAGCAGAAGACTTGAGGCAGATTTTCAGATTATAAGGAGGTATTGGATTATGAGAAAGATGATGTTAGTTATGGGAGTGCTGATTATGGCACTGTGCCAATTTACCTTCTCTCCCAGGAGAGGAGGTAAATTTTTGCAAAAATTCAGAAAAATTGGGGTTAAATCACTTAGCGTTCTGCTATAATGAAGTAGAATGGTGGAGATACCTACCTAATGCTATAAAGAGGAGGGATAAAATGAAGACTTTAAAAGAAGGTGGATTCCAGGAACTGGGGTTCTTTAAGAATAGGATAGGAAGAGCTTACGGCAGGGGTGAGATAGACCGAGACACTTTTGAACGACTTAGTGCTAAGACGGAAGACCTAATCAAGGAACTGGAAGTCTTGCCTAAATGGAAAGATGATGATAAATAAGTACATCAGGTAGGTATCACACCGAAAATTATAAAATAAGGAGGGTTATTTGATGTCAAAGAACGTAGTGAGCTACACCCAGTTAAAATCATGGAAGAGGTGTAGACAGAAGTGGTATTATCGTTACGTGAGAGGGTTAGTTCCGAAGGAACGTGTCAAGAAGATTGACCTGGGTAACTATGGGCATGCATTACTGGAAGCATACTACAAAGGGGAAGACCTGCAACAAGCCAGTGAGAACTATTGGCGTGAGCAGACCAAGGATATGTTCCAGGAGGAAATGATTGAGTACCAGGAGGTAAGAGACCAAGCCGAGCAACTGGTGAAGCGTTATATTGACCATTATAATAAGGTAGGGGATGACCTAAAAATCCATGCAGTGGAGGAACACTTCCAGGTAGCAATACCGACAGCAAAGGGCTACAAGTCTATGACTAGCCTGCAGGGAGTGTTTGACCTGGTAGTAGAAGATGACACAGGAGAGCTGTGGTTGGTTGACCACAAGTTTACCAGCATTGACTTAGACAAGTATGAAGAAAACCTGGTTCTTGACGAACAAGCAAACTACTACCTGTGGGCATTGGCTGAGATGCTGGGTGATTATAGGGCTGTATCTGGTATCATATTTAACCTTATTCGCACCAAGTTACCGACGGTTCCCCAGGTGCTTAAGAGTGGAGGATTGAGCAAGGCTAAGAGCATTGACACAGACGTAGACACCTATCTCCAGGCGATTAAGGACAACAGACTCAATCCTAATGACTATGTGGATATCCTTAACTACCTGAAGGAGAACTCAAAACCGTTCTTCAAGAGACATAGAGTTTATCGTACACCAGAGGAGCTTGAGAACATCAAAAATGAACTGTATGAAATGTCTAGAGACATGAGGGGTTGCAGGGTGTACCGTAATGCAACCAGAGATTGTTCTTGGGATTGTCCATACCGTGAGTTGTGTATCATGGAGAGCAAGGGTATCAAGGATGATTTCTACATTGAGAATAATTTTGATATCTGTGGGGGTTACAAGCAGGATTAATCGATATACTGTTAGTGAAGGGAGGAGTTGATGATGGATGAGCAGCAAAGTTTGGATAGTTAATTCAGCAGGGCACAATTTTGATGCAGCAAAGTCTTACGGAGAACTTATCCCATTAACAATGGGTAAAGTCAACATATTCAACGTGGAGAGACTTATAAGAGAGTTCAAAGGCATGCTGGCTAATCACAAGAAAGAAGACTGGATATTGCTTAGTGGTAATGTGGTTCTGAATGTGCTTGCTGTAGCGATTGTACTTGTAAAACATGGGGAGGTGAGAATGTTATTATACGACGTTATTAAGAAGGAGTATGTTCCGAGGGAAATCAAATTTGATGAATTAAAACAATAAGGAGGGAGTTTAGTGGATAAAAAAGTCTTAGAGAAGTTGCAGAACAGGATTGTCAACATTGAGGAGGTTCCAGTTACAGCGAAGGTTCTCCTGTATTCTGACCCAGGTGTAGGCAAGACCACTGCAGCAGCATTATCACCCAAACCACTGATTATTAACTGTGAGGGTGGCACACTATGTTTGAACAAGTTCAAAGATTTCCACAAGAAGTTGGATATTCAGACGTTCCGACCAGACAACATTGAGGAGTTACAGGAGATATTCTGGTATCTCAAAAGTGGACAACACGACAGACAGACCGTTGTGCTTGACAGTTTGAGTGAGATACAGCGTATGTCCATGGATGAGATACTGTCAGACCCAAAGAGGGATGACAAGTTCGACCGTGACACACCTATCCTGCAGGACTATGGCAAGAACACACAACAGTTGCGTAAGCTGGTAAGAGCCTTCAGAGACCTGCCAATGAACGTAGTATTCACCTGCTTGGCAAGTGAAAGAAAAGACGAGACAGACGGCAGTGTTAAGGTTATGCCTGACCTGACACCTAAACTAGCAGCTGATGTTATGGGATACGTAGATGTGGTAGGTTACATGTTTGTGTCTGAAGAGAAGGGTGTCCGTAAGTTGTTGACACAACCGAAAGGCAAATACATGGCAAAAGACAGAAGTGGCAAGTTAGGCACAGGGTTGTTGGAGCCGACCATGTTCCATGTTTTTAACAAAATCACAGATGGAGTTGTGGAGGTTCCTGAATATATTGACCAAATTATAAAGGAGGTAAAGCATAATGAAGGCTAAGTTTGATTTCAGTAATGTAAGTGATGAGTTTGAATTGATGCCGAAAGGAGAGTACCCTTGTTTCTTATTCGACGTTAACCACAAGGAGACCAAGAACGGAGATGACATGTACGTTCTGATACTCAAGGTGGCAGAAGGTGAGTACAAGGGTAGACAGTTGTTCTACAATCTTCCTGTGATGCCTTCCACCATGTGGAAGATTAAGGAGACACTTGAGACCTTTGGATACGAGGTTCCGAAGTCAGTCACAGAGGTGGATTTTGACGACCTGCTTGGCAAGAGGTGCATTGCTGTGGTAGGACACAGGGAGTGGCAAGGCAAGGAAAGGGAAGACGTTCAGAACCTGAAGCCTTACGACGGAGATAGTTCCTCAGACGATGAAGAGGAACCGTTCTAACAAGAACTTGTCACGGTAGGGGAGGGAGGTGTAACCTTCCTTCCTTATTTTTGTTAAAAGGAGGGGTTTCATGAGGCCAGAAGTAGGGGCTGTGCTTGTTAAAGACAGCCATGTATTATCTACAGGGTATAACGGTGCAGCCAGAGGGGTTGAGCACTGCAAGACTTGCATGAGGGTAGGTATTCCTTCAGGTGAGAGGCACGAGTTGTGTAGGGTAGTCCATGCCCAGGCTGCATTACATGGGATTGGCACTGAAGGTTCCACGGCCTTGCTTCATGTGTGCCAAGTTGCTGTTGAATGCAGGTGTTAGGAGAGTTGTACACCAGGAGGGTTAAATCGGTATTCGACACAATATACTATAGTGGAAAGGAGGTATAGCATGGAGCGAAGGCAGTGGGCTGAGAATTTCTACAGTAGTTACTTTACTAATCTTAATCCAAACTCAGAAGGTGAATGTGCTGTTAGATGTCCGTGGCATGACGACAATCGGGAGTCTATGAGCATAAATATTGAAACTGGCAGGTTTTACTGTCATGCCTGTGATATAGGTGGAGACGAGTATGAGTTCTACCGTATTGCTGAAGGTTATGAGAAAACAGACTTCCGACGTATGGTACGTGCCATAGAGAAGAAGTATGGTATCAGACCACAAAGTGAGTCAGAGAAGAACCTACAAGCAGAAACACCAGACTTAGAGGAAGAGGAGACCGAGTATATAGACGAACGTGAGGTAATGAAGTTTCACAGAATATTGATGCAGTCTGCTAAGATGTTGCATTTCCTGTTAAACAAACGTGGTTTAAGGAAGGAGACCATTGAGAAGTATAAAATAGGTTACGACGTGGAGCGTATCACAATACCTATCTATGACAGCAAGGGCAGATGTGTCAACATTAGACGTTATTCACCTGAAGCCAAAGGCAAAGCCAAGATGATAAGCTTCAAAATGGGTACAGGTTCTGCAAGATTGTTTCCTATTGAAAATATCAAGCACGACACCATTCTCCTGACAGAAGGTGAGATGGATTGTCTATTGGCCAACCAAATGGGTTACAACGCAATGACAACGACTGGAGGAGCGAATACCTGGAGAGCACAATGGAACCACCTATTCAAGGATAAAACAGTGCTTATATGTTATGATATTGACAAAGCAGGACAGGCAGGAGCTGAGAAGGTAGCAAGGAACCTGTATGGTATAGCCAAGCAGGTTAAAATAATCAAGTTACCTATCGTTGACCCACCAGACGGAGACCTTACAGACTACTTTGTAGCATTAGGGCATACCAAAGAAGACCTTGACCTGGTTATTCAGAAAGCACACACTTATGTGCCTGGGAATGCAGAGCCAGAAATTGACCCGAGCAAGCCAATAGAAGTTCATCTGTCTCAGGCGAGTCATGCAGACTACATTGACAAAAAGATATGTATGGATGTAATAGTGTCAGGTAAGGACATTGGGCCATATGGATACCCAAAGAAAATTAAGATTAGCTGCACTCCAGACAATGGCAACAAGTGTGCCACGTGTGTGGTGGGTGTGAACGGTGGAGAACGTACAGTTACCTTCAAGGATGACGACAGGAGTATACTACAGTTGATAGATTGTACAGATGCACAGCAGGCAGCGGTAATTAAAAGCAAGGCAGGTATACCCAAATCCTGCAACGCATTTCATACAGAAGTGATAGAGCAGGGGAACCTTGAAGAGGTTATTCTACAGCCAGAACTTGACTTCTCAGCAGTTGACAGACCGTATACCACCAGAGTTGCATATGTGATAGGGCATGGGTTGCAGGCGAATATGAGTTATCGTATGACAGGGGTTACAATCACCGACCCAAGACATCAATACGTAACTCACCTGATATCAGAGGCAGAGCCAAGTCAAGACAATGTATCAAGCTTCAAAATGACACCTGACAAGCACGAGCGACTAAAGATATTCCAGCCTGCAGAAGGGCAAACGGTTGCCGAAAAGTTTAAGGAGATTTACCACGACCTGACCAACAACGTTACTCATATATACGGCAGGGAAGACGTTCTAATGGCAGTAGACTTGGTTTATCACAGTGTACTTGCCTTCAGGTTCCAAGACCAGTTGGTACCAAGGGGCTGGGTAGAAGGATTGATTATAGGAGACACCAGAACAGGTAAGTCAGAGACAGCACAGTCAATCATGAACCACTACAAGTTAGGCGAATTTGTTACAGGTGAGAACACGACATTCGCAGGACTGATAGGTGGTATGCAACAAACACAGAAACGTTGGTTTGTATCCTGGGGTAAGATACCACTCAATGATAGACGGTTGGTTATTATAGATGAAGCTTCAGGGTTGTCGGAAGAAGCAATAAGTAACATGTCAGGGGTACGTTCCAGTGGTGTGGCTGAGATTATTAAAATTCACCAGGAGAGGACTCATGCTAGAACAAGGTTGCTGTGGATATCCAACACCAGAACTGGGAAAGCATTGAGACAATATGGGTTCGGAGTTGAGGCAGTGCAAGAGCTTATAGGTAAGAACGAAGACGTTGCTAGGTTCGAATTTGTGGTGAGCTGTGCTAGTGAGGAAGTCAGCATGGACTTGATAAACAGACACACCAGTGAGATAGGGCAAGTGCCTCATATCTACACCTACGACTTATGTAAACAACTGGTACTGTGGGCTTGGAGCCGAACAGAGGAGGATATTCACTTCACTGATGAGGCAACTGTTTTAACACTTGATTTGGCCAAGAAGATGGCACGAGATTATGTTAGCCATATCCCACTGGTAGAAGGAGCTAATCAACGTATCAAGCTAGCAAGATTAGCAGTGGCAACAGCCTGCAGGATGTACAGTACCGAAGATGGTGAGAGGGTTATTGTTAAGCCTGAACACGTGCAGTTTGCTTACGATTTCCTGAACCAGGTGTTCAAGAAACCTTCTCTGGGTTACTGGGATTTGAGTCAACAGATAAGGGAGCAGGAGCGAGCTGCAATGAAGGCTAAAGACAGTGTGCTGAAGTTCTTGAAACAGAACCAGGAAGTTGCGAGGGTGTTCTTGCAATACAGTTACGTCATTGGTAAAGACCTTGAAGACCTGTGCGACCTGGACAGCAGCACAGTTAGAAGGTATCTCAAGTTCCTAGCCAAGAACGGTATGATAGGCAAGGGTTCACGAGGATATGTTAAACAACCTGCCTTTATTGAGATACTGAGAGAAGGAGGTTGGAAGACCAGTGGTGAGGAAGATATTGACAGTAGTGCTGGTGATAGCAGTGATAATCCTGACCAAGACGGTTGGGGTTCTTAAGCAAGAGTTGGCTGACACCAACAATAGACTTGCAGAGCTTGAGACCGAGGATGATGACCAGTATGAACAGTTATTGGAAAAATTTGAAAAACTTCAGAAAGATAGGGGTAGACTTGAGGATGAATTGAATAAGCTAAAGCAGAGGGTTGAAGAGTTCGAGATTTTCGAATTTGAGGCAACTGGCTACTCACCTTTTGATGACAGGACTGGACTCAATCATGATGGTTCACCAGATACGACGGCAACAGGCACCAGACCAAGACCTGGGGTGGTTGCCGTCAATCCCAAAATCATTCCATACGGTACAATCATGTACATTGAGGGGTATGGATGGGGGATAGCCGAAGACACTGGAGAAGCTATCAGGAGGAGAACAGACTTGATTGACCTATTCTTTTACACTCATGATGAGGTATATGCATGGGGGAGAAGGACTGTCAAAGTATTATTCAGAAAGGGGGAAGTGAATTATGGCAAGTAAACCTGGTATCAAACTCTTCCGTAGCACTAACCTTGAAAAGTTGGAGGAGATGGTAAATAATTTCTGCAACAACAAATGGGTATATGATATCAAGTTGCAAGTCCACAGAAAAGAAATCACCTGTATGGTTGTTTATCTAAGAGTTAAGGAAGGGGGAGAGCAATGAAGGTAGCAATATTAGGGGCAGGCATGGCAGGATTACTTGCAGCCAAGGCATTGGCAGAGAATAACGTGGAATATACCTTGTTCGATAAGAATCCACGTGAGGGAGCCAGCAACAATCCTGGGTTGCATTATCTGCATGATAGCTGTGGCTTGCCTCTTGAACCTAAAATTGTTTGCAATTATATCATAGGCTGTAAAGACGGTGAGTTGCCACACGAACAGTATAGCCGAAAACTGGGCACACCACTGAATAACTCACTGGTAGACCTGCCAGCATACAACATTGTGTACAACTTCCAGGATGCATATGACATTCTGTTGCACAGGTATGGCAAGAATATTCAGCACCTGGAGATTGTGCCGAGTATGATGGAGAGCTTACTGGAGAGATACGACAAGGTAATCAGCACGATACCGTTGCCAGTGTTGTTCCCAGAAGCCAAGTGTGAGTACGTTGAGGTGCAAGCTGTCAAGGGCAGACCGTTTTCGATACCTATATTACCAGGTGATAACCAGGTGGTATACAACATTGATGAGAATGTCAACTGGTACCGTTACAGTAGGGTATTTGGAGTTGAGTGGACAGAAGTGAAGCAAGGAGGAGACTTCACTATCAAGAAGGTGGTAGACACGAACTTCCGTTCACCTAATGACAGGGTTATCCTGCTTGGTAGATGGGGTAGCTGGAATAGGAAGTTCCTGGCACATCATTCATATTATGAAACTTTAAGGAGGTTGAGCAAATGGTAGATTTCAACAGAATTTGGGAGAACCAAGCCGAATTCAATAAGAAATTGGTGGATTTTGAGACCATTAGAGACAATAAGGAGGAATTTCAGAAGTGGAACAACTTCTACACATTGGCGTTGCACAGGGAGGTAAGTGAAGTTCTGGATACTGTCAACTGGAAAATCCATAGGAAAGAGAACAAGCCAGAGATTAAGTCCAACACACTGGAGGAACTGGTGGACTGTTTCAAATATTGGATGTGTCTATGCCAGTTGCATGGTTTCACACCTGAAGATATAGAAGAAGAGTACTACCGTAAATCCAACGTCGTAGTGCAGCGACACAAACAGGAAATCATGGAAGTAATCAAGGCTGGCAAAGACAGAGTTGTAGGAGTTGATATAGACGGTGTATTAGCTGATTATCCACGTTCATTCTTGGACTTCATCAATAAGGAACTTGGCACAAACTACACCATGGATATGGTTGACAGCTACGACATATATGGATGTCTAGGGATATCAACCGAGGTAGGCATGAAGCTGAAAGACAAGTACCGTCAGACAGGACAGAAGAGGTTCATCCCAGTGTGTGAGGGTGCCAAGGAAATGCTTACCTGGTTGAGGGAACAGGGCTACAAGATTATGTTACTGACAGCCAGACCGTATAAACAATATAAACGTATCTTTGCTGATACAATGGAGTGGCTTGAGAACAACAACCTTCCTTATGACTCTATCATATTTGATGAGAAGAAAGAGGAGCGATTAATAAAGGAGTTTGGAAAAGACAGGATTGAGTTTTTCATTGACGACGTGGTAGACAATGCCAATAATATTGCCAGACTTGGAGTACCTTGCTATCTTATCACCAGACCGTACAACGTTGGTAAGGAACTTGCAGAGGGTGTAACCAGAATAAACAAATTAGAGGAGGTGATGAAACATGTACGACGAAACAGCAGGTAACGTGGAGACACCATTGGGAATGGGTAAATTTGTGGAATACATCCCACATAGAGGAGTTGTAGTGGTGGTAATAGACAACAACCTTGTGGAATTTGATGCAAAGGAGGTGTACATCAGTGCAGAAAGCGTTCATAACTAAAGTAAGACCTGGAAGTATATCTGAAGCAATCAAGAACAAGCTGGAGGACTTGGGGTTTGTGGTGATTACACCTGATGATAATTGGGATATCCGTGAAGGGTATCCCTTCCCAGATGATTGCCAGGTGATGGTAAACACTGCAGGGGTAACAGACACAGCCAAGCCTGGAGAGTGGGATTGGGAGAAGGCTAACAAGGTAATATCTATCAACTTGACAGGGGCAGCAGTTCTTACAAGCGACTTTGTAAAGGCAACAGCAGGTACTCCATGGGTGAAAACGATTATACACCTGGGTTCACTGTGGAGCAGGAAGCATGCTACCAACAGTGCCATATACTGTGCCAGCAAGGCAGGTTTGGCACACTATATAGCTTGCATGGGTTACGACCTGAACCTGCATCATCCAGGCGAATACACCATTGTGGGACTTCACCCAGGCAATGTACAAGGAACACCATTGACTAAGAGAGTGCAAGATAAGTTGTTGAAGGAACGAGGGTTCTCCATAGGACAGGTGACAGACCTGTACAGAGGAGCAATCACACCTGCAGACATTGCCGACGTGGTTGAGAAGGTATTAGGTAACCAGTGGTTCAACGGTGAGAACATTTATTTACCGAACGGAGACAAACGATAGGGTTGATTGGGAGTTAGACAGATATCCTTAATTAGGAGGTGAAGAGAATGTCACTTTGTCCAGAGTGTGGTTACAGCTTGGTGGAAGGTGTATGTATGGCTTGTGGCTGGGAACCTACCAAGGAGAAGCACGAACGAGAGTACTACAATAAAGCCTTCAGAGAGGTTCTTAACGACATCTACAACCTAGCCAGGGGAGGTAAGACCAGTGATTATGGCGAGACCTGGGCAGAGACTGGGTTGGTAGGTATTTATATCAAGCTGATGATTAAGGAAGGCAGATTGAGGGAGCTTGTATGGAAGGGCAAGCAACCACAAGTTAAGGGAGAGTCTGTGAGAGACACCTTAATGGATATTGCAGCTTATGCAGTTTACGGTATCCTCTGTTTAGACGAGGATAACTATGATGGGGAACAAAGCAGGCAGGAACACCTGCAGGCTATGTTACTAAATATTAAGGAGGAATTAAACAATGGCAAAACAGAAAACCAAGGGAGTATTTAAGATTGTCAGTCAAGCTATTGGCAAGGAGTTCTACGGAGCTTCAGCACAGATTGAGGTAGTCTACTGAGACTACATGAAGTGGTTGAAGGAAGGCAAGCATTCAAACAAGGCCTTTCAAGAAGGATATGATAAGTACGGTGCAGACAACTTTGAGCTGGTTATCCTGAAGGAACTACCTGATGCAGACAGAAAGGCACTGTATCAGGCTAAGAAGGAGTATGAGGAGGGTATATAATGGTTGTGTTAGTTATCGGTGCAGGCACTAAGGGGAACATAGGTTACGGGGTTGCAGAGAAGTTCGAGAGAGAAGGTCACACGGTTCTGGTGAACGACATTAGTTTCAATCACAAGGATTTCATCCACTACCATGCTGACGTTACTGACGAGGAGCAGGTTGCCAGGATGATGAACGAGGTGGCAGAGGACTGGGGTAGGCTGGATGTTCTAGTCAACAGTGCAGGGGTGAATATCCTTGGCAAGCTGGAAGATTATAGCCTGGAGAATTTCAATAAGACGATTGCAGTAAACTTGACCAGCAACTACCTGTTGTTGCAAGCATACGTGAGGACATTCGATAACGACGGTAACAGGAAGGTATTCTTGGCAATCACCAGTGATACTGGCATGATACCGAAGACCAGCACCTTTGCATATGGAGCAAGCAAGGCAGGAGCGAACCACTTCATCAGGTGTGCAGCCAGAGAGTTGAATAAGTACCACACAGACGACTGGGTAGTAACTGCCTTGGCAATAGGTAGGGTGTTGACACCTATGGACAGAAAAACCATTGAAGACCTGGTTGCACAGAGAGGTGTAACCGAGGAAGAAGCAGAGAGAATGCTTAATGCCAATATCCCAGTTGGCAGAGGAATGACACCAGAAGAAGTTGCCGAGTGGGTGTACTTTGTAGCGACCAAGGGAGACTATGCTACAGGCAACGTTCTGAGAATTGACGCAGGACAAGTGCAAGGATAGCATCTAATCCTAGGATAGGGAGGATTGAATTCCTCCCACCCAGGATATAATAAGTTTGAAAGGAGGGGTTAATAATGAACGTCAATCTTAAGGAAATCATGGAACAGCTTAGACAAGCTGAAAACCGAGGTAAGAAGCAGGAGCCTGAAATCAGCGTAACAATCAAGGCAGAGGGAGAGGGAGATGTTACCTACAAGAAAAACTTCTTAGTGATGCACATAGGTGAAGACCATGGTGCAGTGGTGGGATGTCTAGGGGCTGTAGAACTTATCCGTGCCGTAGATATGCTTATGGATAGCGTTACAGAGGTAATCGAACGTATGCCACCACATGAGCAAATGATGATGTCAATAATGCTTCTGGACTGTATCAAGGACTGTCTCCAGAAGACCAGCAATAGTAGCAATCAATACCAGATGATGTAAAGGAGGAATTAAAACGATATGGCGAAGGTAACGTTAGTTAGTTGGACGAACAAACCGTTACAGGTGATACATGCTATGACCCAGAACATGATGGGGAATAT